ATTCTGTATCGGTTGTCGGCGGTCTATTTAACTGCTCTTTTCTGTGCAGCGCCGCCTCGGCTTTGGCTTTACTGACACAAGCTGAACAATATTTTGTTGTTTTTGCTCTTGCTGTAAATTCGTTACCACATATTTGACATATAGCTGAATACATTTATTTCATCTCCTCCAAATCTTCAAGTCTGCAATACAACAATGCAGAATTAGCGTTTAAATCCTTTATTTCAGCCTGATAATAAAACTTTCCTGTTATGCCTCGTCTGATGATACAGCCCGTCAGAATGTATTCTGCGCCGTTGTAAAGCACCTTTCGTTCAAGGTTTCGCTTAACCTCCGAAATATTCACAGCACTTCCACCTCGATGTAAATGCCCGGAACCTCTGCCCAAAACTTTTCGCATATCTCACTTGCGACAAGTGCGTCATCAGACCAAAAGCCGAGAGCGGTCATACAGTCTTTTAGCATTTTTTGCAGATTGTCCGTGTCGGGCTTTGTTATACGATATTCGCCGTCCTGATGTTTACCGCGAGGAAAACACCATTTTGTTATCAGTCTGACAGCCGACTCGTACGGTTCTGACGGTTTAAACTTTGCCAAATGTGATGTGAGCTTTTCTCTTGCCTGTTTCACCTCGGGCGGATTATAAAAAACAGGTTTGCCGTTTTTTACCATAACCTTATGTTCCTGTGCAGTTACAGTCGGCGGTATCATCGCCATAAAAAAATCCATTTTTAATATTTCACTCCTTTAAAGCATTAAAGTTACTTTTGATTTTTGAATTTTGCTTTTAGTCACAGGTCAGGGGAAGGAGTTGTTGTGCGTAAGCTTCGCACAACTACTTCACCCCTGTGACCTTTAGGGAACGGACACCGTTTATATATACGTAGTATATATAGTTTTGTCTGTCCCTCGGACATTCTCGATAATTTATCGACTTTGTCCCTGTTTTTGTCCGAGAGGGACATTTTCGATTTTTTATCGACTTTGTCCGTCTTAGGGACACGGACAGGGACATAAAATTTATCGACTTTGTCTCTCGGACAGACAGACAAATTATTCGATTTTGTCCGTGTCCTTTCGCCCTACTTCACCGCCGTCTATCCAAAAACCGCTGTGCTCTTTTATGTATCGTCTGACCGTTTTTTCGGACTTTCCCATATATTCTGCTAAGTCAGCTACATTTGCCTGACCGTTTTCTTCAGCACCGCTAAACGCTGTTTCGAGGGCATCGTTTTGTTCCTGCTTGCGTTCCGATTCACTCTTTTTCTTGCTGAAATTCTTTTTGTAGGGCGAGCCTTTGATGTTAAAATCGCCCTCAAAATTGCAGTCTTTCAACACACCTGTTGTATCAGCTCTGTGTATAGGATAATCAAACCACAAATTCAGAGCATCAATTTTTGGAAATTCTCTTAGTGTGCCCTCTATTCGCCACGCTGTGCGGCCCTGTACAGCTTTATTTGATTTAGCTATATCATTAAGCATTAGCATGTAAGACTGCTTAGGAAGAGCATTTTCGGCTATATCAAGCATTTTAGAAGCAGTAACTAAATCATCTTGAGAACATAACTCATCAATGTTTTTATTAAATCTGCTTATCCAGTTTTTGCATATCGCACAGGTTGCTTCGTCTTGCTGTTGCTTGATTAGATTATCGCCAATTTCAAGCTGTGTAAGGTCAAGAAGTGCATCAGGGTCACGAGCAAAAACCCCCGAACCCGAAACTCTATCCATTGACTTTTTACCGCCTTGAGAGCCTTTTGAGTGGTGATGGCAATAGATTACCGCACATCCGATTTCTGTACATACCTTGTCAAACTGGTTGCAAAAGTGTGCCATTTGGTCAGCACTGTTCTCGTCACCGGTAATTACCTTGTATATTGGGTCTATCACAACCGCTATAAAATTGCCTTTCAAGGCTCTGCGTATAAGCATAGGTGCGAGCTTGTCCATAGGCACGGACTTACCACGCAAGTTCCAAATATCAATTCTGTTGAGATTTTTCGGTTCAAGTCCCAGTGCTTCATATACATCCTTGAATCTGTGAAAACAGGAAGCACGGTCAAGTTCAAGATTTACATACAAGATATTTCCTTGCGTGCATTGAAAGCCAAACCATTTCGTACCCTCTGCTATTGCTACACACAATTCGATAAGTCCAAAAGATTTGCCGGCCTTTGAAGGACCACCAAGCAACATTTTATGTCCTTGTCGTAAAATACCGTCAATAAGAGGCGGAGCGAGCTCGGGAGGATTTTGAAAAAAATCTGCGAGGTTTTCGAGGTCAGGCAAATCGTCGTTGATACTCTCCACCCAGTCTTTCCACTCGGAAAAATCGGATTTACCGATGTTTGTGTCAATGATAAACTGCTTTTTGCCGTTGCGGATAACACCGGGCATACGGCTCAGCCTTGACGGATTGCGGTTCTGTTTATCAATTTCAAAGCCGTTTTTACGGCATACATTGTAAAGATAATCAACCCTTTTGCGGTACTCATCATAGTTTGCAGCATCAATCTTAACAATAGCGTGGACTGATTTTCCGCCCGAATAAACAAGCACCGCAACAGGCAGCTCAAGCTCTCTGATGATTGCATTTTGTTCTTCAAGAGCCATACAGTCAGATTCCACAAGAGCGTAACGATAATCGGTTACATTCTCGTTTTTAACACCCTTACCGTCCAACGGATTAAACCTTATCCACGCTCCTGCCTCGGGTTTGTAATCACCGAATACATTTGAAATATCACCGTCACAATTGTTGAGGGCGGCAATAAGCTCACCTGCCGTACGGTCACAACTGCCCTTTGTAGGCAGATATTTAACCTTGCCGTTATCGTTCTTCTCCCAAGTTTCGGTTACATAGCCGACATTTTCGGAGCTGTCAAAGAGGGTTTCAAGGTAGGTTACAATTTCATTCACAGGATTCCAGTTTGCAGGCTCGTGAAACTTTACACCCTCACAGGCTGTTACTCCGATATTGCCCTGTTCAAAAGCAATTTCATCATCCCAACCAAGCTCTTTCGATTCCCGAAAAGTCATCCCTCTGTCCTTAGCCATTTGGATTATTGTGCCGGCTGTAACCGGTGAGGCAGAGCCGTTAAAGCTCTGCCATTTCTTTTCACACTCACCGTTGTGATATCGGCTGTCTGCTCGGCTCCAATCGTCCCAGTCCTTTACGCTGTATCCCTCTTGCTTGAGTGCCATTCCGACATTTACCCATTCTTGATAGTCAAGGTCAGCCGGTCTTATATATTCAAGTGCTTCAAGTAAGTCCAACCGTATTCACCTCGCTTTGCGGTACATATGTTTTCGGGTTAATGTTTTTCGGAGTTCTCCAACCGTTTGCGGCAATCCTTGAAATCAAGGTTGACGCTTCGTCAAACTGCCACTTGCCCACATGCTGAAAACCTCTGCTTTCGAGCATACGGATTTGTTTAGGTGTGGTTAAGCCCTCAATTCTTCGCTTTTCGAGCCTGTCAAGAATAAGTTTTGCTTTGCCGGCACTCTGAATTTCATCAGGGAATATTCCGAGCTTTTCAAGTTTTGCTTTCTGTTTGTCTGTAGGCGGAGAACACTCCCAGCCGAATGCAGGAACATAGCCTGCAAGGTCCTGCGCCTGAATCGACATTTCATACTGCAGCGGATCTACAAGTTTGCGTTTGCGTGTTCGCATTTCCGCAAGCTGATTTGCAAGCGCCTCTTCACGCTGAGCAACAACATCTTCACTTGCTTTTTTCTCCGCTTCTTCAATGTCAATCGGACAGCCTGCCTGTTCTGATAAGTTTTCGGTCATCTTTTGTGCGACTTCTTCGTTGTCGCAAATGAGATGTGCAGGTCTGCAAAGTTCGTGTCGCTCTGTATGCCATAAAAAGTCGAGCAGCAAAAGCTCCGTCTTGTTTGGAGCAAGTCTTGTACCTCTGCCGACCATTTGGCAGTAAAGCCCACGCACCTTTGTAGGTCTTAAAACAACAACGCAGTCAACACTTGGGCAGTCCCAACCCTCGGTTAAAAGCATTGAGTTACACAAGACATTGTATTTATCGTTTTCAAAGTCCTGCAATATCTCTGCTCTGTCCTCGCTGTTACCGTTTACCTCTGCCGCTTTAAAGCCTTTTTCGTTCAAAATATCTCTAAATTTCTGCGATGTTTTTACAAGTGGTAAAAACACAACAGTTTTACGACTCTTACAGTATTTTTTCATTTCTTCGGCAATCTGATAAAGATACGGATCAAGTGCCGTGTCAATATCACTTGCTTTAAAATCTCCTGCCTGTGTGGCAACTCCCGAAAGGTCAAGTGTAAGCGGTATAGTCACAGCTTTAATCGGTGACAGATACCCCTCTTTGATAGCCTTAGGGAGTGTGTATTCATACGCAAGCGAATCAAATACTGTTCCTAAATTTTTCATATCTCCTCGGTCGGGTGTTGCGGTAACACCCAACACTTTCGCATTGTCAAAATGCTCAAGCACACGCTGATAGCTGTCGCTGATTGAGTGATGTGCTTCATCAATAATGATTGTGTCAAAATAATCACTGTCAAAGTTTGACAGCCTTTTCTCACGCATAAGCGTCTGCACAGAGCCTACAACAACCCTGTTCCACGAACCTATACAACTTTGCTCGGCTTTTTCAACCGACGAATTAAGTCCTGTTGCTTTTTTGATTTTGTCTGCCGCTTGGTCGAGCAATTCTCCACGGTGGGCAAGTATCAGCACCCTGTCACCTCGACGGACACATTCTTCAGTGATTTTTGCAAAAACTATTGTCTTGCCACAGCCTGTAGGCAAGACAAGTAATGTTTTTAAATTGCCGCTTTCCCACTCGGAGAAAACGGCATTCTTCGCTTCATTCTGGTACGGTCGTAACTGCATTAAAAGCTACCCGGTGTCCAGTTATTCGGCGTCGCAGTATTTGGCATTGCAGGCTGTGTGTTATACTGTGGCGGATATGTAGGCTGTACATACTGTGGCGGATATGTAGGCTGTACATACTGCTGAGGTGCAGACTGTGCTACAACAGGCGATACAGTTGTCACTTGCTCATCATAAGCGTAGAAATACGTGATGTCATTTGTTACGCCCTTTGTGCCGTCATTCTTGACATATTTGCGGATGATAACCTGACATTTACCTTTCTTGCCGATAATGCCTGTCCAGTCCATACGGAGCGGTTCGCCGTGTTTTTTCATTGACACGGACAAAAAGAGCTGTGACAGCTTCCATTCAAGCGATGAGTGTAGTACGAAATTAACTGTAATTTCTCTCTTGTCATCTGCTCCCCATACATCAAAAGTCACTTTTGCCATGTTGCAGGGTGGCAGTTTACCTTTACCCTGTGAGCGAGCACGCTCAACCTTTGCTACTGTAAAATCATAATTACCCTCGGGGAGCGGTTCATAATTTCCGCCCTCTTCGGTTATTTCGTCATTCCAACCAAATTCTCTATCCATTATTCATCTTCCTTTCTTATCTTATTCAAATGGTAAATCTCTGTTGTTGCTTACTACCTGAAAGACTTTATCCCAAGCGCCTACTAAGCAGCCTTGAACAAAGCGTGGGTCATAATTTTTAATCGGTGTTTCATAAGGATAATGCCCTTGTGTAAATACTGCCTGTCTGATTTCGCTTTCATCAACTCCGTTTGCTCTCATAAGATCGGCAAGAGCTTTTGGAATATCGTCAGGAATATTAGGCTCGTATAACGGTTTAGGCTGTGCAACCGGTTCAGTTACAGGTGGCTCAGGCTGAATTGGTATAGGTGCCGGCACAGTCGAAGCATTCGGTTCAGGTTGAGTAGGTGTAACTGGGGCAGTGTGGTTTGAAACTGTATTATTATTAAAAATATGTGAAATACCTGAATAATCAAACTCCATTTCCTCCGGCAGTCCGTGACGATTTTTAGCGTCCCAACAAGGGTGATGAAGTGTGTACATCACTCTGCCGCCACCTTGAGCTTTATATTTTTTTCCGTCTTTATCCGATGCGACTGCGATAGTTTTGTAATTAGCGAAAAGCACCATATCCGCCCATTCTTTTACAAGCGGAGAAATCTGTGAAGCAGTCTTTTTGCCGAGTTTAAGCTCCCAACGGTCATACTCGCCGATTTCGTCAGGCTGTGAAAATTTGCGGAGCTGTGCGTGTGCGGTAAGCACAACATTGATACCTCTGTCAATCAAATCTTCAAGGCTGTTCAGGAATCTGCCGAACTCCTCTTTTTCATAAACATAGCCGTTTCCGTAACCGAAATCTTCAATACCTTTTTTGCCGTACTTTGAGCAAATATCGTCAATGCAAAGCTGTTCCGCCCAGTCAATTGTATCAATAACAACTGTTTTGCATACAGTCGGATTGCTTTTGATATATTCAAGCTGACTTTTGAGCATAGTCCACGATGTCGGTTTATCCATTCTCGCAACATCAAGGTTTTTTGTACTGCCCTCTGTGTCGATAAACAGAGGGTTCGGAAACTGCGAAGCAAAAGTTGATTTGCCGATACCCTCGGGACCGTAAATTACAACCTTTTGAGCCGACTTGATTTTACCTCTTGTGATGTTCATTATCTTACCCCCTGTACATCTGAAAAGTTGATTTTATTGCCGTCAACATCAATGACAACATAGTCGATTGCATAGTTGAGCAGTTCGTTTGTAAGGTCCTGTATTGACTTGCCTGTCATACCTGCAATCAAAACAATTCTTGAATAATTTTCGGGCATAATCTTGACTTTGGTATAACCGCAGGCAAGCTCTCTGTGCGGATTACATTTGATTACACATTCATTTGTATTTGTTTTTGCAGTTGTAGTTCTTGTAGCCATAATTAAAACTCTCCTTCTGTCCAAGTTGCTGCAGGTGCGGTTGTTTCGGACTTAATATAGCCGTCCTCAATGATAATTGAGCATTCATCGCCGTTTGAAACTCTTGTTGCAATAGCCTGCAATCCCTCTGATTCAAGCCATTTTGCAAAGTCTTTGAGTGTGTCAGTATCCATTTGTTCGAGCTTGTCAAGAAGGACAAATCCGCATTCGGGATTGAGCTTGCGAACAATTGCCGTAGCGACACGAAGCTGTTCCGAACCGCTCATGTTGTCCCACTTAAAACCGTTGTATGTAAGCTCGCCCTTTTCAACCGATAAACCGTCAAGGGGCAAATTCGCGTTGTTGAGCAAGTCATATTTTGTTTTGCGGATTTCTTCAAGCTGTGCCGTCATATCGGCGTACTTGCCGTAATATTCCTTTGCGTCCTCATCAGCTTTTGCTTTATCGAGGTTTGCTCTGACTTTGCGGTTAATTTCGTCAATCTCGGTAATGTTTCTTTCAAGCTCTGCCGTGCTTTCATCGTGCAGTTCGGCAACGGTCTTTCTGCTCTGTTCAAGCTGTGCAAGCACTTTTGTAAGCTCGGAATTATATTTCCTCAAATCCTCGTTAAGCCTGTTGATTTCGCTCTGCAAATTATTGGCACGGTTTTCAAGGTTATCTTTTTCTGCTCTCAGACGGTTATTTTCACCGTTGCGTGCAAGAATTTCCTGCTGTTTGTTGATAAGTTCCGAGGCTGACACAGGTTCATTAGGCACGCCCTCAAACTCGGGCATTTCGGCGGCAAACTTTTTCTTTTGGTCTGCAATCTGACCGATAGCACGGCGCTCGTTATATACTTGTGTTTCTTGCGTTTCAAGCTCGTAAACTCTGTTGCCTACACCGATAATCTGCAGGAGCGTGTCAGCTTTTTCCTTGCCTGTTGCATTCATAAATTTTGGCAGGTCAAGAGCAAAGTTGCTGACAAATGCGTCAAGCAAAGCCTGTCCGCCTTTGTTGCCTAAGGTATCAATTACTTTAAGGCTGCTGTTCTTACCGCTGCGCTCCACAACAATACCGTTTGAGAGCTTGATTTTTAGATGTGGCGGAATTGTTGAACCCTCACGGTACGGAGCAGACGGAGCGAAACGATTACCGCCGAGAGCCCACGCAATTGCGTCAAGAACAGACGTCTTGCCCTGCCCGTTTTTACCGCCCAACACGGTAAGTCCGTTTTCGGTCGGTTCATAAGCAACCGCCTTTACTCTCTTAACATTTTCAATTTCAAAAGCTGATATTTTTACTGACATTCTTTTTTCTCCTTTATATCTTGATTTTTTATAAAATTAAGGATATAATAATGTTGATTGATTTCATATTATATCCTTGAACCGTTGAAAGCTTGCCGTGCTGTCAACGGTTTTCTTCTTTGTAGTCAACATTGATATAATCCAGCACCCTTGCCCAACCATATTTTTCACCTGTTTTACTATCCGTACAGCAACGGTACATCCAATATTCCCATTCTTTCGGATTGCGCTCTTTAAGCAAGTCGAATCGATGTGGCCTTTTTTCAAGTTGAATACCAAATCCACACATAGAGCAGCCTGTGCGCTGAGCTTTTGTTGTATACAGAGTACCGTCATCTTTGCGCTCAATCGTTCCGTAAATTTCGGGAACAGGTACTTGAAGTTCAAGTGCAAGGTGTAAAATATCTTGTCTGTTGAAAATTGCAAACGGTGCTGACCTGATTGTAGATTTACCGAAATAATTACAGCCATTTATCATTAGAGATTTAGCTCTTCTTCCGCCTTCGGAAGCCATCAGCCCAAGAAAAGGTACGCTGTTATGCTCTTTTGCCCAAACATCACAAGGTTTTTCTTTCAGATAATAACAGCATTTTGATGATACTTTGAAATTTGGAATTTGATAACTCGTGCCTTCTTCATCGTTTGCATAACCACCGAACTTTTCAAGCCACTTTTGCGACATTTTCATACGACTGTTTTTTTGATAACCACCATATGCACCTGTTTCGCCTGTTACAATAGCGTGTCGAACAGTTTTGTTTTTTTCGGTCGGATTTGCAAGCGTTTCAATTTTTGACGCTATTTCTTTTGATAAAACAGGGAATCCAAACTCCTGAATTATATCTTGCTTAGTCCAACGGTGTTCTTTTCCTGTACTATCTACATATCGAACTGACGGTTTTAATTTTTCTATTCCGAGCTCTTTATGAATTTTTTGGATGCTTGAATCTTCAAGATAAGAAACGCTGATTCCCGGTGCGTGGATTCCGATTGATTTTAAAAAGATAAATAATGTAATGCTGTCAAGACCGCCAACGGAAACGTGATAGTTTAATTCTCGCTTATCGCATTCTTCTACAAATTCTCTTGCTCTGATAGTTGCATATCTGATTTTAAATTCATAATCTTGTTTTTGCTTAACAATGAAATCAGAGATTTTCCTCTGCCCGTCAATCCTTTTCATTCGTTCTAAAACATTTTCTATCATCTGTTACACCTCCTCTCCGAAAACATCATACGCATACATACTGTTAATGCGTTGTCTAAGCCTTGCGTTTTCGCTTTTGTAACCGTTGATTGCGTCATTCTTAATGCAAAGGTCAAGCCTTGCGTTCTCAAGCTCAATCTGTAGGTGCCTGACTAAGCTATGTAAGTGCTTGTTCTCATCCTTAAGACTGCGTTTTGTTTTAATGTGTCTAAGTGCCACTGATTATGCCTCCTTTCCTATGCTGTTTTCTGTGTGTCGGCAAGTGCTTGAGCGCTCATTCATCAGACACCACTCTTGCTTTGAAAAGACTCTGAACAGGTATATCAAATTTTTTAGCAAGTCTTGATAACTCTTCTACCGTGAAAGTGCCCGGGTCTTTAATTCTTTTTCGGTATGTGCCTTCCGAGCAGTGTGCCACAAGGGCCTGCCCTTCGCGGTCAATACTTCTGATTTCAGCTTCATATTGTATATTAGCAATCAGTTGTCTTTTCATTTTATCCTCTGGTTTTGCTAATTTTCTCGGCATTTTTCTCACCCTTTCTTTTGTGTGTGGTATGGGGTTATGCGGTTTTCTGCTGTTCGGCAAAGTCCTGCTTATTGTACAGCTGATTTGCTATACTGTAATTGTAAGATAAATAACAGAAATCAAGTGATACGCTTTAAGCGTAAATCTTTTCCAAAAAAAATAAAGTCAACAGGAAATCTATACAGTTCACCTATTCTATGCACCATATCCCAACTTGGCGAATATGTTCCTTTTTCGTAGTTAGAAAGAGTTTCCTTGCTAATATTAAGCATATCAGCTGCTTCTTTTTGAGATAAACCAGCGTTTACCCTTGCAGCTTTTAACGTGATTTTAGGATATTCCATTTGCCTCACCTCCTTGGTACACATATATAATATCACGCTAAAAGCGTAATGTCAAGCAAAAAGCGAAATATTTTTAAAAATATCTTGAATTTTTTACGCTTTTAGTGTATAATGCAAATATAAAATAAAAGTAGGTGATCTAATGAGCGATAATAGTGAGCTTAACAAAAAAATTTTTGCAAAGAATTTAAACTATTATATGACTACTAACAATAAAACCCAATCGGATCTTGTAACGGACCTGAATTTAACAGCTTCGACTGTTTCTGATTGGGCAAATGGAAAGAAATACCCTCGTGTTGACAAAATGCAACTTTTGGCTGACTATTTTGGTATTCTTAAATCTGATTTGACAGAGGAACACGAAACATCAAAAATGACTGATGACATTGAACTCCAAGAATACCTCGAGGAGCTCAAGAACAGAAGTGAACTAAGAATGTTATTTAGTCTTACTAAGGGTGCTACAAAAGAAGATGTGGAAAAAGCAGTCAGAATTATTGAAGCATTAAAAAAGGATGAATAGCTTTGGGAGAAATTTTTATTAGAGGTTTAGAATTGCCGCCGACCGTACGAGGCGTAACGGTCTTAGATGAGGACGGCAATTACAATGTATATATTAATATTCTGCTTAGCTATGATACTCAACAGAAAGCCGCTAAGCACGAATTAAAGCACATTACATCCGAGCATTTTTATGATTATGAGCCTGTTGTACATAACGAGCTTGAGGCTAATGCTATTTGATAAGGAGAATTGATATGGGATTTCTTGATACCTTTAAGGGTAATCAATATAAGTCAGAAGTAGAACGCTTACAAGCTGAACTTAATCAGCTTAGAAGCACATTTACTCCTGAAATGTATAATGCCCAAAATTTACTTATGCTCACACAGAAATTGCAAAATGATATTAATAACTTAAATGCAGTTATTGGGCAAAAAAATAACGAGATCAATAATTTAAACAACAAAATTATCGGTTTAAATAACACTATAAATAACAAACAATCTCAAATAATCTGTATGGATGAACAAATTGAGTTACAAAGTTTCGGACTTTATACTCCTAAGTATGACTTTGCTTCTTCTGAATTGTATAAAAACAGATTATCTCAAATCCGAGATACACAAAAAGCTCTTATAAAAAACGGTCAGGCTGTTACCGGTAACACTAATTGGACTGTAAATGGAAGTAAAAGTCAGGGCAAAAAAATGGTTAAAGATATGCAAAAACTTTTGCTTAGAGCATTCAATAGTGAATGTGATGAACTTATTGATAAAGTTAAGTACAATACTTTTGATACGGCATTAAAAAGGATGCGTAGTTCCTGTGAAGCAATTTCAAAACTTGGCAACATTATGGGAATTGCAATAACTACTCAATATTTTAATGCCAAGCACGAAGAACTTTGCTTATCACTTGAATACAAAAAGAAAAAGCAAGATGAAAAGGAAGAACAAAAAGAAATAAGAGCTCGTATGCGTGAAGAGGCTAAACTACAAAAAGAAATTGAAGAAACTCGTAAAAAGATAGCAAAAGAGCAATCGCATTATCAGAATGCTTTATCACATATTGAGCAACAAATTGAAACTGCAAATGAAGCAGATAGAGTTGAATTACTCAAGAAAAAAGAACAAATTGTTAATGAACTCTCCGAAATAGATAAATCTATGAAAGATATTGATTATAGAGCAGCAAATGCGAGAGCTGGCTATGTTTATATTATTTCAAATGTTGGTTCATTTGGTGAAAATGTATATAAAATCGGAATGACACGCAGACTTGAACCAATGGATCGAGTTGATGAGCTTGGGGACGCTTCTGTTCCGTTTAACTTTGATGTTCACGCAATGATTTTTTCCGACGATGCTCCTTCACTTGAAGCAGCTTTACATAAAGCCTTTGAGGATAGAAAAGTCAATATGATTAACACAAGACGAGAGTTCTTTAATGTTACTCTTGATGAAATAGAAGAAGTTGTAAAAAAGAATTACGATAAAACGGTAGAATTTACTCGACTTGCTCCGGCTGAACAGTATCGTGAATCTCTTAAAATTAAAGAGCAACTAAAGCCGTAGGGTTTTACAGTAACATTTATTAAAATAAAAAATCCGCCCTACCCTGCGCCAACAGGATAGAGCGGAAACCATTACACACAGGGTGCAACGGTGCAGTTAAACGCAATATAATTGTACCATACTTCCTTGTGTTTTTCAAGTTTATCGAATAAAAACACAAGGAATTTTTGCACCCTTTTTTAAACAAAAGGAGTGTTTTATATGGCAAAAGCAAAAAAACTTAAGTCAGGGAACTGGCGTATTTTAGTTCCCGATTACAAGGACAAAAGCGGCAAGTGGCACTACAAGTCATTTACCGCAGCAACAAAGAAAGAAGCAGAATATGCCGCTGCAGAATTTACGCACAACAGAGAAAGTCAAAAACTATCGTACAGCAACATCACGCTTGCACAAGCGTATCGCAGATATATTGATTGTAAGTCTTCAGTTCTTTCCTCGTCAACAGTTGACGGATACGAAAAGAACCTGAGAAACGATTTTAAAGCACTTATGCCGATGAAGCTCGATAACATCACGCAGGAGCATATTCAGCTGGCGGTCAACGAAATGTCCGCTAAATACTCATCCAAGACTGTGAGAAACTCACATGGGCTGCTTTCAGCAGTTCTCAAAGCGTATCGCCCCGGATTTATAATAACAACAAGACTTCCGCAGAAGGTTGAACCCAAATATATAATACCGACAACTGCTGAAATCAATACGCTGCTTGATAACGCAAATGACTTTATCAGAGTACCTATATTACTCGCAAGCTCGGGCAGTCTTCGCCGTTCTGAAATTTGTGCTTTAACTCTTGACGATATCACAGATCTGGGCATTAATGTTACCAAAGCGGCAGTCTACGACAAAAATAATAATATAGTTGTTAAGCCACCGAAAACAAGCGCAGGAAACAGATTTGTTCCGCTTTCCTCGCACATTCTGAACGAAGTGAGAGAGTGGAAATATTTCGGTTGTTCGCCTGCTGCACTGTATGGTCAGTTTCGCAGACTTGTTGAAAAATGTGATGTACCTCATATAACTTTTCACAAGCTCCGACATTATTTCGCCTCAGAGCTTCACGCAAGAGGCATTCCTGACAAGCACATAGCGCAAGTGGGCGGCTGGCGGTCAATAAGTATTCTTCAAAATATCTATCAACATACACTAAGAGATAAACAAGTTGAGATGAACAACAAAATCATAGACATTTTTGCAAATAATTTTTTAGAAGAAAGTCATTCACAAAAACAAGCATAATTCGTATTAATTTCGTGTTGGATTTCGTGTTGGATTTTAAAACAAAATAGTGACTTTTAACACAAAATAACGCATTTTAAAATAAAATATTGATTATCAAAAATCAGCAAATAAGCCGATAAATGCTAAATGTGGCTTGTTTGCTGATTTTTTATTTGGTGGAGATGAGGGGAATCGAACCCCTGCATAAGTTATAAAAATGCCGTTGAATACTGACTTTTTTTATATTTGTGTTGGATTTCGTGTTGGATAAAGCATACAAACTTATGAATGTGTTTCAGCCTGCGATACCGCTGCCACTCAGTCCTTAAGTCAAAATTATAAGCTATTTTCTTTTTTCGTCACACCATTAAATTCATTTTCATTAATTTTTTGATTTTTTTTAAAATCAGAAAACACCACAAGGTGGTGTTATTCCTGCAAAGGGGCGTTTTCGTAATCGTATTTTACATATGTTTTCTCACCAAATGTAAAAACAAGCGATAGCTTGATTTATACTATCGCTTGTTCATTTATTTCTTCTTTTTCGGATTTACCCCAACTATTGACATTGAGCCTTAAAACAAAAATATTTGAACACAGAAAAAAGTCAGTAAACAAGCCGTTTTTAGCTTATTTGTAGTAAATTTTCAGTTAATAGAATCTTCTATCTTTGTTGTAAAATGTCTGAATTCAGATTCATAACATACCTATCATTAATAATTACTTTCTGTTTATATTTCTTTTCATAATACATTAGTAAAATTTTTCTATATAGAAATTTTATAAACTTCTTATATACTACTAAATATAAAATTACTAAGCAAATTATCCCGACAAAAGGTAGAAAAAAAGTAAAATTTCCAAATATAGTACCAAGTTCTGAATATAATCCTAAATAATCCGTCTTCGCTACATACACCCAACCACATATTGCAAATGCAGCTACAAGTATTACATTTCCTGTTATGTAAAGTCTATGGCGTTTATCTAATAAAAATGGATTTTCAGAAGCAACGTTTACTTGTATAATTTTTGATACTAAATATATAAACAAGTATATCAGATTAAAAATACATAATCCCCAAATAATTCCAACAAAAGAAATATTTAAAACTGAAAAGTTTTTAAACGACAATTCTAATATATCCGAAAGTGAATTCAAACCTCCAAATACCAGAAACGCCATAGCAGTAAATATTGCTACTAAGGATATTAACTCTTTATTTAGCTTATGTCCCTCCTCTTTTATTGAGTTTTCAATATCTTCTCGTTCTTCCCAAAAATGCTCATAAAATTTATCTTGATTAAGATACTGTAACTGAGAATCAGCCAGTCTTAAGTGATCTAAGATTTTTAACACTATCTTTTTTATATTTTCGATATCAGTTTCTATTCCACCAATATCCTCAAATTCTTCAATTTTTGTTGAGGTAACATAATCTGATAGAGTTTGCATATTTTGAGAAATGAAACTATTCGCATCACTTAAACTATTGCACTTAAAATAATAAGAACTTAGCTCCGAATATAAAATTCTATCATATCTATCAATATAAGATATTATCTTTTTTAAAGCTACTTGTGGCTCAAAATTCAAACTGTTTGTATTTAAATACTCACAAATACTTCTAATAGATGTGATCATTTCACCTGTCTTATTTCTATTAGATGAATTATAATCAATTTCTTGAAATTTGTCGAACAACTTAACTCACCTACAATTTTACTATTGATTATCACTAATAAATTTTTTTATAGATTCTACTGTTATTTCATTATTAATTTGTTCATGGGCCTCTATCCACGGAGATTGTGAGTGAGATATTCTTACAAGTGCACTTGTGTTAAATTTATAGCATTCTTCGATAACAGTATCTATTATTTCTCTATCTTCCTTAGGCAAAACTTCATCACTATAAGGTGTCCTTTTTAAATTCCATAACCCTTCTGAATCATCATAGCAATACTCTATTTTATCTATATTAGAAGCACCATTGTATTTAAAACGTTTGTACACTGATGGAACTACCGGTCCATAATCCCATGCTTCCATCTTATCATAAAAGCATACTTTTCCCCTAATTACAAACTCCATTTGAACGAAATATAAAATTTTTTGTAACCGCAAGTTTGTAATATCATAGCCTTTATCATTTGAAGTATTAATAATATACCTTGCAACATCTAATGCTTTATTCATCTTGATTATCTTCCTCTCATCCTTGCAAGAGGTATTATAACATATTTTTTTAAAAATTTGGGTAATTTTATTTAATAAATGCAAAAATTGTCACCTTTCACATATTTTGTTTAGCTTTTTATATAATTCAACTACTATATAATATGATAAATAAAACATATCATACACCTAATTTTATTTTATCAAACATATGTTCTAATGTCAAGCAAAACAAAAGCCCCTCAAATACCAAAACGGTACTCGAGGGGCTAAACTTATGTATTCTTATTCTTCTGATATTTCCGGCAAACCTGCAACACTTGTCAACAGCGAAAGAACTCCCGAAAGTGCACTTGCCGAGGCGACCGCAATCCAATTCACGTCGCTTAACACGGCAGATACACCGATAACCGAAATTGCAGTTTGAGCAACGGTTTTTACTGCTCTTACGCCTGCGCATTTTGCCCACGATTTCCAATTTGTAATTTTTTTCATATTATTACCTCCTTATTTTTGCTCAAGGTCTGCAATTCTGTGATTTGCGACTTTGATTTCTTCGTCTGCAACAGCTGAATTTTTTTCAAGATTAAACACTCGCTCTTGCAAATGATTGTATTTATCTTGCTTTTGCTCAAGTTTATCTATACGATACACTATAAGAGATTTAGTGCTTTCATTGTCCGCTTTGAGCTTTTTACGATTTGAAGAATTAATGAGAAGTTGACATATAATGCTACTGCTTGCAATGATTAATGATGTAATTATTTCTGTTGACATACTACACCTCGTTAAGTTAAAGTAAGCTCAATACGGTCAATAGCCTTGCCCTTTGTTCCTGCGTAGCCGTCCTGCTTACTGTCTTTTTCGTCATCGTGCTGCCAATCGTAATAGTCTTCATTAACTGTAGAAACTCTGTATGTAGCCTTATAGTAGCTGCCGTGTGCGGATTTAACATCAGCAGGAGTTGTATAATAAATCTGTACAGCATCAATATCCATTCCGAGAATACCGGCATAGCCGTTTACATCATCATTAAGATTAAAGCCTGTAACCCAGCTAAGCCAGTGACCGCCTTTAATATGCACTCTGTACTTAATCTTACCTTTTGTTACTCTGATTGCAAGGCCGCTGATTGCCTCGCCGGCAATGCCTGCGAAGTCTGATAAACCTTTTACAGTTGGTAGCCACTTACCGCCTGCAAATACGCAATATTCAATCGTAGGTTTATCATCTTTTTCAACTTTAGCGTCTTCTTTGCTTTCAGAGTTACTCTCAAGTTTATTTAAAAACTGTTCTTTCCACAGCTTGTCCTTTGCTGATGAACCGCACCAAAAGCCCGGGCAGATTTTACCGTTAGCGTCATAATGGCGAATTACTTTGTCTTTTTTGATGTTATACTTTTTCATAAGTCGTTGAGCAAGTAAGATTACATTTTCAAGTGTCTTGCCTGTGCATTCTGTTGTTGAACCTGCAATTTCAATTCCGATTGAACGGCAATTAATATCCCAGTCGCCTGCATGCCAAGCAATATTTTTGTCAGCAACCGAGCGAACAACAGTTGTATCATCAACAAAATAATGTGCAGATGTTTCAACTACATTATTCTTAAAGTAGTTACCATTGTTTTCTGCTGTGTCGCCGTTGTTGCCGGTGTAATGAATAACAAGTGTATCAATTTCAGAAGATTTTCTGTTGCTCTCTGTGAAATTACCTTTATTGCACCATATTTCTTTAAATTTATAAGACATATTTATACCTCCCATACCGCCATAATAGCGTTATAATATTCCTCCGAAAGCTGTTCTTTTAAGATTGACTTATCCTCATCACAGTTTTTGTAAGCGTTGCGAACATTACCGCCGACCTGCATTTCTGTGCCGTTGATTTCAATAAACTTCTGTCTTAATACGCTTACACTGTCTTTTGTGAGCATATCGAGTGTAATTCTTTCTTTGATTTCCATAGTAACTCGCTCCTTATCTGATTATGTAAGTAATAATGAAATTGATTTTTTCGTCCTCTGCAAAAATGTCCGTTGAACTGGCATAAATCCAAGAGCCGTCAAGTCTGATGTTTATTAATTTATTTGCTGTTGAATATACAACAAAACTAGACAACCTACTTTCGTTTTTTGCCGCATACGGTAAACCTGACATCTGAATATATTTTTTATGAGAGAGCAGTGCCGTAATATTGACCGATACAGTTACAATATTACCATTTTTAGAATATACAAAACTGCCCTCGCAACCAGCATATATTTCTTGGGCTGGTGCTAATGTTCCTGTACCACTCTCAAAATTTGAGCTATCATATTTTGCTGCAATATTTTGATTAAGAGTATTAACACAGTTATATAACGTACCACTTGTAATATAGTTAGGACTATTTTTTACAGGTTCGGTATCAAATGGCTTTTTGTCGAGCTTATAGCTAAGCGCCTTGGACACATATGTTTTTGTATATGCGTCATCAATGCCATACCCTGCCAAGGTTGTCGCCTTATCCGCTTTAAGATTAATCTTCATTGTCACTGTTTCGTCAATGTCTGTTATTTCATCTTCAAGCTCCGTTTTATCTGCCTTTGCAGATAAGGCTGTGTTAATCGCAATTATTCTCTCGCTTAGCGTGTTGATGTTGCCATCCGCAAGCGCTATGTCTATGCTGTTCTCGTATATGCCGTTTTCGATTTTGTTCAGGCTTTCTGCGCAAAGTGGTGTAGCTGTGCTCGGTGCGTCTTCCCAATTTGTTTTTGTGTATGCCATAATATTTATTCCCCCTTTGCCTCTATGCTGTCTGTCAGAGCTTTAATTCCGCTCAGTGTACGGCTCAACACATAGGCTTTTACTTTCTCTTTTTTAGGTTGTCCTGCGTTATCATAGACAAAATCACCGTTTGAATCAGTAACATAGCTTTCAATTTCTAATCCGTCACCAATCTGCACCCAAGGCCTGCCGTCAAGAGTAGCTGCAAGCGGTGTGTAGGAACAATTATAAAATCGTTCGCCTGTTTTTCCATGCAATAAACTTTGCACATCGTGCACCAGTCCGCCGCCAATGCCGTCATCTTTCTGCCAACAGACTACATTTTTAGTAAAATCATATGTTACAACATCCTCGCCCCACTGTGACTCTGCCACGGTGGTTTTAGCTTTTCTGTCATTTAACGAGTAACCGTAAGAAAAACTAAAGCCGTTATAGCCGCTGCTGTTATATTCCTCAGCATATAGATTTTCGTAAAAATCGTATGTTTCTGTACTCTTGCCGAGTTCGATGTATCTAAAAACACCATAGCTTGCATTAGGAATAATTGTTCCGAATACTCCGAGCAATTCACAACAATTCTTGAGCAGCTCGCCGTATGTAATTGTATTTGAGTCCTCAAGCCATGCTCTGTTGTATGTCGGGAAATTTCGTACAGTTAAGCCTGTTGATTGGTTTATCACCTCGTCAAGAATATCTTTGTTATCCTCGACCTGAATAATATGCTTTCCGTTGTAGTTAAGGCATTGAACAACCAATTCGCCGATTTTATAGCCGTTTGGATAAGTTTTCCATAAATCAAACAGCTTATTTGTTGCGTCAATATCATATAACATAGAGAGTGCGTCATAAGCGACAATGTGTCGCTTATTGCGGTTATTCTTGTCGAGCTTGGCACTGTCAATAATACCGCTAAACAAATAATATTCCTTTGCAACTACGGTTTCTCCCGGCAAAAGTGATGTACCTAAAAACAGCTTTGCAGATGGCAGCAGCTTTTCTCCGCTCGGAAAACGCTGCGTTAATTTTACGCTTATCCATTTGCCTACAAGGTCATTTGTAAAGGTTCTGTCAATTGAATTTACAATGTCAATGTTAATTTCAGCGGCAATACAGCCACCAAATTTCAGCTTGCTTTCATCGCAAATTGACTGTTTAAGGCTCATACTTTCGCTTGCTATGTTTTCCTCGGTAATGTCCTCGTATTCACCGTTTGGAAATGAAACTGTAAGCGTGTTTTCAATCAGATTTTCAATAGTCTGCTTTTTGTGCAGGCTTGAAACTTCAAGCAAATTAACCACCTCTTAGTATTCAATGAATGTAAATGTTACGGCGGAATATTTTATATTATCCGCAGTAATTATCTTTGGTGTGTATGTTATATCGGGTATATATGCGGTCATAGTGCGGTACGCAAGAAGTTCATCGTCCCAGTATTCAACATCGAGCTTGCGTTGCTGAGAATTTGACATAGCACCGTTTAAAACACTGCGAATAGTTCTCATTTCAGCAAGGGTAAGACCGTCCTTGGTATTGAATGTAATCTTAGTTTTGTTGTTCGGTGATGTTACTCGCCTTAAAAGGTTGTTGCTGTCACGATAGGCTTTAATCTCCGTACGCTGTAAAGGTGTGGCTTGATAACTCTCTTTAGCTATGAGCTTATGCGGAAACTGCAAGCCGTTTTTCGGGAATTTAATTAAATAGCCTTTAAATTCACTCAATCTTATCCCTCCTTACGCAAAAGCGGACCTGCCTGTGCGTTTCTTGATTTTGTTATTCTCATCAGCAACAGCCTCAAAAAGCACTCTGCCGTCGGGCAAAGTCAAGGTAATGTGAATATCACCGCCGTTGCCCGCTCCGCCGTATTCCGCAAGCACTTCCGACATAGCCTGTTTCATTGCTGATATTGGCGAAACAACTTCCGCTTCGCGCTTATTATCGCCGAGAACTGCAAGAAATTCACCGTAATTTGCAGGTACATATGTGCCTGTAGCAAGTTTTGGAATGTGCACCTCATCAAGCCGCCCGGCGTGCCATTCCTGTCCGAATAGCTTGCCGATAGCGTTAGCAACCGTATCCACACCGCTTAACATTCCGTTTAACGCTGAAATAAAGCCATTGATAAAATTTTCAAGTCCGGTTAAAACATTGTTAAGAGGCTTTTTGATGATGTTATACAAGGGTTCAAAAACATTTGAAAAGACTGTTTT